CACAATCAGAAATTGCGCCAGCATACCCTTCCATACATTGCCCATGAGACAATGGGAGTACTGTAGACACATCTTTGGCTATGAAGGTAGGAAAATTGCGCACACAGACCCAGCGAGTGCCATCAAAGACACAATGGGTTTGGCAAAATTCCATCTCCTCAAAACGGGTGACTGGCTTTTCCATCGTCATCTCGAAGCCAAACCGCAAAAACCAAGCATCCAACGTAGCACGAATTACTTCTACATACCGCGGTTGTACGAAGAGGACACAGTCGTCACCATTGTTGGCCAACTCGCCCACAATACCGTGATCCTCAAAGTACTGGTGAACAAGAGCACACATAAGCAAACAATTGCCTAAACTGGTATTCATGTCACCCGACATCCTGCACCCGCGGGTGAGATACTTGAGCTTACCATCGCGCGTCCTTCCAACACCGCGATTCCACAATTGCCAGCTCAGCAACTCACGCAATTTGGTGTGCCCCCACCGAGCACACCCTAAATAGTAACCGTGTTCATACTCCAACGCCTCGAGCGAGACATGTTGGTCAAAACGGGACGCATCCAATCCAATCATAACTACGCCGCCATTACTAGCGACCCGAAGGTACTTCTCCCTCAACAACTGCGCGCAGTCATGCGCGTTGTAGCCTTTCATGATTGTCGGGTGGCCCCAAACTCTGTCCACACTCTTGAAGAGTTTCTTTTCCATGGGTTTGAGCCATTGTCCAACCACAATGTTATACCTGGGCTCCCGCGGCTGTATAATACGGGGGTCTTTCCCAGGCAACATACGCTCGGCCTTAACAAAAGCCTTTACACACGCGTCCCGACGTGTGAGAGGCCGCAAGACCAAGGATGCTCTCGCGTTCTCATAGATCACTTTCCTACGCCCCTGATACGAAGCTATGAATTTCTCCATGCTGATTGGGGGGACAGTACTCATCCCTGTGATAACCTTTGATCGAAATTGGCCAAGTCGATCAAAAATCCCGGGTTCTGGTAGTGGACACTTAACAAATCTACCTTCGTGTTTCACACCATATACGCGGGTAACGAGTGCACATTGTAGGTTGTGCAATGTTTGGTTCGGAAACCGGTATTGATTGGGCTCAATACCGGCTAACTTAAATGATTGTCGCTTCCTACCCAAGCGACTACCATTACGAACGTGGATGGGTAGTCGATTGACTGCTATGTCAGAGTAATTGGGCAGTGTAAACCATTCGTGTGACTTCACAACATCGCACGATTGGGAATAAAT